TAAATCATATAATACCGTTGTCAATTCAGTACCCGGAGCAGGCTCATCAGTTATACCAATGCCGTTATTAAGTGCCACATCAAACAAAGCCTCTACACTACCAGCAAACTGCGCGGCAAAATCAACCAGCGTTTGTTGTTTCTTTATAAGGGGCATCAATAGTTAAGTTTCCGTTTGTTAATAAAATATTTCTCACCGTCATCCCGTCTCGCTCAAACTCTTTTTTAATCTCTCCAAGCAGGCCGCTTATATCATCGTCTTTTAACCAGCCTGCAGTGCCAACACAAATAGTCGGGTTTTCTTTAAAGTCACCTTTATTGCATTGCAATAAGAGCTGCTGGTGCTGCTCGGTACTTTCGCCGGTCACAAAATCACCGCTTTCAATTCTTACATCTAAGCTGCTATCTAAAAGAAGGTCTCTCATTATTGTATTGTTCCGGTTCCGGAGCCTGCGTGATTTGTTGCAGTACCAGTGGTTGTAACTGTTACACTTACTGTTGCTGCTGCTTTAAAATGCTTTATAATTTCATCTGCATCGGCTTTTGCAGCTGCTATTCTTGCATTTTCAATTGAACCGTATATCGATAAAAGCTCGTCATAATCTTTGTCACTAAAAGAGCTTCGCCTATTATACAAGGCCATTCCTAAAACGTCTTTATCTAATGGCATTATAAAAGCAGATTATTAATTTTTACTAATGATTGTTGCAGCTTGATATAATCAGGATTTCTGCCCTGCAATACGACAATGCCTAAAACACTTTGCACTATGAGCGTTAGTATTTGCTTAAGTGTATCGTTGTCTTTCTGAAAAAGAAAACCGCTTGCATCTACCTTAAACCTCACATCGTCAACCAGCACCACCATTTCGGTTATTTCATCCACCGATATCACTATATACTCATCGCTGTTTTCAATTTTACCAACCAACACATTGCTGTCGACAGCTGGTATTAAAAGAACTTTATTGCCTGCTTTTACAACTGCTTTTAACCTGCAGTCATCAACAGTACTACCGTCTGAAAACTCAATTTCTATAGTATCGTCATTATTAATGGCAATTACAGTAGCAGGCACTATTACTTTAGGTCCAACGCGGCGGGCAATTCGCCTTGCCCTTTCTGCCATCTCCTCTATTTCCTTACTCATAAATCTTTTTACCTATTTCTACTACCCTGCGCGCTCCCGTCATTCCATAAGTAACTGTTGTGCTGTTAACCAGGTAACTGCCACTTCTTTCTTTGTACTTTGTATCTTCAATCTTCGCATACCAATTTGGCTGGCAGAACGGAATTAGAAACGCAGTTATCTTACCTTCGTAACCAGTGTAACTGTATTGCTCTTGCTTGGCATTTGCAACGAGGTTTGCAGACTTTTGAGCGGTAATTACATGACTTTTAATTGTTTTGTGTTCACCCGTATCACCGGCAGTTCCAACGGTGCGTACCACTCTCTCTTTAGTTCTTTTTTTACCGTTTACAACAACAGTTTCTTTTGTTCCGTCTTTTTTCTCACCTATAAATTTTACCGTAACGTTTGCGTTTTTTGCCTGATGTTCTTTTAGATTACCGTCTTTAATTACATTCCATCCTAACCTGTAAAGCACCTGGTGGTCCGGTTTTAAATATTCCAATGTTTTATCTTCTGCCTGTAAGTATATCATACCAGCAAACAGAACATTAGCACGAAAGAAAAACACAATTGTATTGTGTGTGTCAGCCTTTATTTTCTCTAGAAACTCGGTCCCGCATTTGCCATCTATTATAAACTTCTCAATTGGAAAGTCGGGTATATTGTCAGCTAAAACAATGTCGGTTCCCTCAATTAGGTACCGTAATAAATCTTTGAGCTGCACATTTTTAAACGTTTTTTTTAGATAGTCGCTCTTTTTTCTTAGTTGATAAGCATACCCTTCACACTCTATTTCAAGAGGTTGAGTAAAGTTTATTCTGCTAATAAAACCAACAAACTCTGTATTTAAAGAACCATTGTAACCGAGCCGGATCGAGACCCTATCTCCCTCATCAAACTGCTTTGCAGTTTCGACCGTCTTTGAAACAATCGGATCTGTTGAGATAATGCGGGCTGAGATAGGAAGCGTTATAGTTGCCTTGTCAGTGTAAGAAAACAAGCTCTTTTCTACTTTTACACTGTGCGGCTTTATCCCAGTAAACCTTCCAATTGATATGTCACTATTTAATACAAACATTATTTCAACAATAATTCAAAGTTCATGTCCGATTCTAATTCCATCTCGAAAGGTCTTGCATGTTCTACACCACTAATCGGCGGAAACTTCAGGTCCTTTATTACTACACGTTGGTCAAAAGCGCCGTTTAAAAAAATATCAGTCAAGACGCACTGCATGTTGATACTTCTGTTTTTTAGAAACAGTTCGTGCAGGTCAATAATTTGAGACTCGGGAAAGACATTAGTATCATTTATAACAATGCCTTTTAAGTTGATCATGTAATCATCTATACTTATTAGCTCTTTAACAGAACCTCCGCGCTCTGGCAATGGAGTAGAAACAATTATTTTTTTACAATTAACACTGACTACTGCAAACGGAAGCACATAACCATCTAACTGTACTGGTAAAAAGAACTCTCTTCCGAAAACATCACTACCGTAATACCTGCCTCCTAATGAAGCTTGTTCTAAACGGTTAGTGGCCTGCTCTATCTTAAATTGCTCTTCTGGCATTTCGTAACCAAAAGACTGTTTAAAAATGGCTGATAAATTAAAGGTTGACATTAGGCTCCAGTTGCTTCTATTTCGTAAAATATTTTTCTGACTTCACCACGAATAACGTTAATGAGATCATTTGCGCCCTCTTTACTGTCCAGCACGTTCATCTCTATTTTTTCAATCACCTTTGCGATGGTAATGGTAATGCTACGCTGGCCACCTTCATTTATACTTTTCGCTTTTGATTTACCCGCACCGTCTAAACTGCCAAAAGCGTTAGCTCCTCCGCCATCGGTTGAGGTTGTTGTTGTTGGGTCAACCGTTTTAACCGGAGCTCCACCAAAGCCTAAACTTTTCTTTAAGTCGCTTGCTATAGTCCCGACGCCTTTGCCATTGCTATGTATTTCCCATTTCATAGAAGAAATAGCCGCTGTTGCATCAGAAACCATTAAGCCTTTTGCCTTGGCAATTTCTGCAGCTCTTGCATTTTGTGTGTTGTTAATGGATGCAAGACCAGCGCTTGCGCCATCTTTATCCCACAGTCCTTTTAAGTGGTACCAGGCTTTTTCAATCAACTCTATTCCTGAAAGAAAGGTATCTTGAGCTCCAAGCCAGGTAACATTAAAAAAGTCTTTAAACGCTGCCCAGGAGAATTTTAAAAACTCCATTAAGTTTTTCCAGGTTTTTCCCCATCCGTCAAATGCATATATCACATAACCAATAGCTGCTATTAACGCTATAATTCCTACAACAACCCAGGTTACCGGATTTGTCCATAGTGAAGCATTGAGTATATTACTTGCAACAGTCCACGCACCGGTAAAAAAGGCAGCTGCAGAACTTGCAGCAGCTAGTCCCCAGGTTGCAATACTATTCCACGAGATAGCCAAAGTCAGTATCCCAATTGCTGCGGCTATAGCTAGTGCCGGTCCTTCGCCATTCATTAAGGCTGTACCAAAATTCATTAGCATTGAAGCCAAGGGAGTAAGGAAAATACCAAGGTCGCGTAGCTTGTGATGTACGCCATCCATAAAGGTGCTCCAGCGACCGCCTAGCGTTTGGCTTTGCTCTTTCATCATATCGTGAAACTTGCCACCAGGTCCGGTAGCATGTTTAAAAGCAGCTGCAACCATATCGGCAGATATAGCTCCCTTTTCCTGCAACTTCGCCAACTTGTCCATGCTCATGCCTGTCATGGTACTTATTTCCTTTAGAGGATTAAAACCGACGTTGATCATCTGTAATGCTTCCTGTCCTGCCAGGTGCCCTTTCGCCTGTACTTGTCCAAATGCCAGGGCTAACGATTGCAGGCTTTGTGCAGGAGCGTCGGTAGCTGCTGCAACATCACCAAGCATATTGAGTGTTGGCATAATAGCAGATTTATCTACACCATAACCTAAAAGTGTCTTTGCGCTGCGTCCTAAATCCTGACTCTCGTAAGGGGTTTTATCCGCCATCTTTACGACGTTGCCATAAAGCTCATCGCCACTCTTTTTACTACCGGTTAAAACCTTAAAAGCAATTTGTTGGTTTTCGGCATTTGCAGCTTGTCCGAGTGCTTGCTTGACAGTTTCATAAGCGCCAAAGCCTGCTGTCAAACGGCCTAGCATACCCATACCGCCACCAGCTCCCCGCTGGCCTCGTCTTTCAAGCCGCTCAATTTGCCTTTCCAAATCTCTGGCTTGTCTCGTAGCTGCATTGAACTCTGCAGTTATCCTGGTTCCGAATCTAACCTGGTTAACAGCATCCAAACGCTGTCTCAAATCATTAACGCTACTCGCCATTGTACGGCTGCTAGCATTGACCTGGTTAATACCACTGGCAATTCTATTGCACGTCTGCTCACTTACGTTTCCTGCGGCTCTCAGGGCCGGAGAAAACATATCCGTGAGTTTCAGTATAAATTCCAGTGGATTTGCCATGTTATAGAAACAGCCCTTTATTTTCCAAAGGGCTGTTGTTTTGCTTGTTCTTTACGGATGTTTTCTAGTATCGAAATATTTTCTGCCCATTCCTCATCCGTCATTTCTTCAATATCTGTTTTGCTAAAGCCCAGGTGATACATGAGCTGCAGGTTGTGGTATTTAACAGGGTTACTGTCAAAATCCCCTTTTACCTCGTTTATAAGGTAGTTAAGGTGCCCTTTTTTTTAGCCATCAGCTCCTCAACAAAATCAACAAGACCGAAATAGTATTCGTCTTTATTTTTTATGTCCTCATCACCACCGAGCCAAATATTTTGTATAACTATTTCATTGAACTTGGCAGGGCTGGTGCTAACTTTTGCAGCAGCCAGGCTGTAGGTGTTACGATCTACTGAACGCAGGTAACAAACTTTGTCATCTACATCGTATGCGAAGATTTGCCCGTGCTTTGCTTTAAGCTCTGCAATCTGCTCCGGTGTTAATTGTCCTTTTTTCATGGTGGTTTGTAAATGGTATTTAAAAGCGTTTTATAATAAGGTTTAAGCCTGTTTTAAACGAAGGAAAATGAACGGCAATGACACCTCTTTAAACTTGTCACCTTGCTTCATACCGTCTTCAAACTCGGTAAACTCTACGTTTTGCAAAGTGTCGGTAGATAGCCTGGCACCGTCAGTTATTTGGTAAACACAGGTAATGTGAATCAGCTTTCCAGGCACATCTACAATGTTTCGATATCCTGCAGCTCTGGCTGCGACATTCATTGCATCAAGATCACTTTTCAGCAACGTTAATGTGCCTTCCGGTTTCTTATTTCCCCGTTGTACGGATAAAGGCTCATTACCCGAACCGTACACCAACTCTTTCTCCTGTCCGTACTTATAAGTAAGACCGCGAAGTGCGGAAAGCACAACACCTAAAATGCAAACCTTAATATCTGCAAACTCATATTGCCTGGTATCAGCCATTGTATAAAAATTTTAAATTATCGAAATTGTATTGTCAGCGACTTTTGCCTGTTACCAGACTAGTTACGCTGTAAAACCTAAAAACACATTGAGCTGCTTAAGGCATGCCTTTGGTCTCAATGCAATGAATAAATAACATGAACCGCTTTGCAAAGCATTGAAGTTGGGTATGTCAATATTGTTTGCAGCATACAAACCAGCATAAGCAGCAGGGTCAGGATTAACCAAACATTCTACATCTGCTGTACCGTCTTGCTTTTTAGAAAGCTGCGCCCTCATTTGTGCATCAATGTTGGTTTCAACAGCTGTCTCCAGGGCTTTTTCTACAGCAGCACTTAAGCGACCGTCATCGTCTACGTCAACATCCTCTTTTAACTCCCTGTAGTAGGTTTCAAAAGCAATGCGGGTTGCATTGTCAATGATGCGACCATAACGAAGGTTGTTGTAGTCATCAGTAACAACTGTGAGACTGTTATCGTCGTTGAAAACATAACCGCTGGCGATGGCATTTTTCTCAAATGTTATATACCGCTTATCGTACAAAAGATCTAAATCTGCGTCCGGGGTTTGGTCAACCAATACAGTTCCTATTTTCACAACCGATGTTTCAGCAATTGCCAGGCTACCGCTTTTTATACGTCCTATGTTTTGCTGTGGCTGCGCTTTTGCAGCACGACCTAGTGCAAGCATAGTGGCGAAAGCAGTACCGTTATCGACATTACCGACAACGATGTGACCATGACGGTTAGTAGTTGTACTATAATCTTTCGCAGCAGCTGCTGTGGTAAAACCAAACCCTTCAATGAAGTATCTGAAAGGTTTCTTTTTCGCAAACCAGGCTGCAGCGAGTGTTGTGGCATCAGTTACCGCACTATGTACATCGCCATCGAAGCCGGTTGTTATTACCGGTGTATAACTACCCGAAGGAAATTTGATAGCTGCCAGTAAACGAGCTGCACCAGTTGCCATGTTTAGCGCCTTCTCTGCATTTGCTGCAGCTACAAGGGTTTGTAGTGTGACAGTTGGAGCCATTGCCAATACATAAACCTTAATACCCTCCGGAGCTTCGGCAAAAAAAGCCTTTTCGAACACTAATACAACAGCTTCATTTCCTGCCTGTATAAAAGCGGCTTTGGCTTGTGCAATGTTCTTAATTAAGAAAGGAACTCCGTAACCTGCAACCGGCGCTATAGGTGAAGCTACCAAAACAACACAGGTGCCGTTTTCACTTGGAGCTTGCAACCCGAGGTTACCATTACTAAGCGTTATATTGACTTTTGGACGCATTGTATAATTAAAAATTAAAAATTAAAAATTGGAGAACTTGTCAGCTAGTTACTTAGTGCTGTCAACTCATCCTTTGCCACCTGCAAAGCGTTGGTAGCTTTGTTTAGAGCGATGGTCGCAGCGCCCTTTTTCGGACCGTCCGCATCATTTAAAGCCTGCTGCTTTTCGCCAACTTTCAATGTTGCATCTGCTACTTTCTTTTTAGCAGCTTCCAGCTTTTGTTCTGGAGTTAGCTCAACCGGAGGCGTTTTTGTTTCTACTACAACCTTCTCATCTCTTTTTACCGAGACCACATTTTGGTTGTCTTTCTCCAGGGTCTTTGCATGGTTACGGGCATCGTTTACGTTTTCAAACGCCTGCTCATCGCCAGTAATATGAAATTCATTTACTCCTGGATAGGAAGGAAAATATTTGCCTGCTACTTTGATGGCTTCTGCCTTATTCATAATTAAAATATTTATGGTAGTTGTATGAAACCTTTTATTGAGCTGATGGTGCGGGTTCTGTGTGCTACCTCGTAGCCTTCGCGACTGCCATCATCATTTGTATTGCCTTCGATGGTATGGACTAACCCGTTTTCAATCTTCTGCACAAAACCTGTATGACCAGTACCATGTGCAAATTCCATTATGAATATGTCACCAGGCTTTACACCTCCGGTTGCCCTGTTTGGAATTTTTCTAAGCTTAGTCGTTTCCCATTGCAGCATAACACCACCAGTTTTTACAAGAGGGTTTTTAACCTCCATCTCTGCTGCTGCTTTATTTACACACCAATAGACAAACGCCATGCACCAGGCGTAACCTGCACCTAAACCAATACTCTTGAGGTATTGCGTTACTTCGGGACCTCCGTTACTGCCTTTGGGCTTTTCGCATACACCTAACTGAGAGGTAGCATGAAACAATGCTCTGGCAGAGAGAGTTTTAGTAAGGGTTGTAGTTAACACTATATAAGACGTTTAATAAGAGTAATCAAGGGTTTTCGAAATGTCCAGGCTCCTAAGCCGACATTTATAGCAGCTGACCACCATACCCATTTTGGTATAAATGGCGTTGGTACGTTTACCGGTACCTGCACTGTTTGTTTATTCTCCTGGTATCGCTCCATAGAAGCTTTTAAAAGCGTAATAACCTTTTGAAGGCTATCAGCCTTGCATGAGGCGGTAAGATGACCGTTGGTAACATTTACATGCAGCTTTACATGACCGGAAATAGCTGTAGTGTCAAAATTCCACTCGGGACATGGTGCGTCTTTTAGCACCTCTACCTTTGCGCCAGGTACATAAATAATAGTATCGTGAGGCACTACTTTATATACAATGCTGTCTTTTGTTACGCTTGTTACCTGTGGCGCAGTATTGCGATGGCAGGCAAAAAGCAGTAAAGAGCATCCTATGGTTAAAAGCTTTTTCATGTTATTTTTTGTGGTCATTTCGACAAAGGCGTAATCTCTTCTTTTGGTTTGTCGGAGTGGCTGCGAACGAAATAATAACCAACTACACCACCTATTAAAATGTCTTTGATAGTATTTCCATTGGCGTTTACCACCTCCCAGTTGTTTGCTTTAATAGCAGCCCAGGTAGTTATGACCAGGTGAAATGAAAACAGCACTGTCAGAAAAACCGAAATGACCGTTACAGTCGTTGGACTTTTCATTGAACCCGTTTTTTTTATGGTTATCTCATCCTCTTTGCGTGCGAATGATTTAATAGCCTCCTGGTAAAAAGATTTTATTTCCGCCTGGTCTTCTCTGAGTCTTGCTATCTCACTATTTTGTACAGCATCACTTGTAACTACGTTATCAAGCTTTGCATTCATCTTGCTTAGGTAACTGGTAGACACTGTGCCAAACAACGCAAGTAAACCGGCTATGATAGATAGTAGCACTGGTACTGCGGTTGCCTTTACTTTCTCTTCGGTTGCATCTGCCATTCCTTTTCCTTTATTAGGTTTAGCAATACCCTCCCTGGCTTACGGGCCATAAGGAGAGTATTACGAAACCACCGAGTTAAATATTATTAGTGAATTATGGTCTTGGAGTTCCTTGAGCAATGATGTATACACCTAACCCATCAGCACGGCGTACTCGTCCACCTGCCATTACAAGACAGCTGTGAACATCACCGTAGTAAAGAGGGTTATTCATGTCCTGGAATAAACTGGTAGTACCTATTGCCCTGGCAACTGTGTTTTTATGCCATGCAAGAGAGCATAAGTTATCAGTTGCGGCTAATGAAGAGCCAAGCGCTTTTACTGCATCAGCATTGCTTGAGTTAAGTATCGAGCTTCGGCTGCCGATGTTAAAACCGTGCAGCTTACCGATAACACCCGTCTCGGCATTTGCATAACGGCTAAAGTCTTTTGATTGGTTGTCACTCAAGCTGTCATAAAAGAACTCGTACATGTTATCGTCAATCATCACAAACCTGTTGTCATCCTTAGGTATGTTGGCAACGTTAAACTGTATCATCAGCTTCTTAAGGTCTTTGTGGTGAAAGCCTAAGCGGTTACCTGTTTGACCTGTAATAGGCGCTATTTGTGCACCAGCTGGACTAGTACCGGTTGTTGCAGTATCACCTCCGGTTGTTTTGAAAAACGTTGCATTAGAAGCCCACTTTAAAAGCATGTCATCGGCAACGACTTCATTCAAGACACTCATGTGATCACCTAATACGCTATCCTGTTTACTGTAGCTAAGATGTATAGCGTCAATATTTGGAATGTGAGTAGGGTCAGTCGTATACTCGTCGAGCGTGTAAGTAACGTCGGTATCGCTACGCCTTACTGCTACCGCTGGAAATACGTTACGGTTCTTTTGCACCAATGGTTTACTACCTGGTTGCGGTATGTGAACAATACGACCTTTGACTACGTAATCGTCATCACTATACGCGTTTTTCAAAAAGGCATTGTCTTTCCAAAAACGTTCGATAATATAGGCTGTCCACTGCTCCAGTACAACTCCGTTAACTGTGCCTTTGGGCATCGGTGCGAAAGCAGATATTAACCCGCAAATCGCTAAGGTTGGGAGGATTGGAGTTGCTAAAACAAAAGAGATTGCAGCAGCGGCCAGCACTAATAAGATTATGCTATAAAATAAGCCTGTAAATTTTTTCACTTGAAAAAAGGGTTTAAGATTGAAATATTGTTTTCTATTATTGCGGTCGTTTCTACAATGACCTGCTTTTTTATTTTCCTGCGTACTCTACGCCAAATACCTCTTTGTACTTTAATTTGAACATATCCACAGACAGTTTCTGTAGTCTCTCCAGCTTGCCAGCCAAATACAATTCACGACCGGTCAACTTAACAAGCTCAGCCAACTCTGCAGAGTCTTTTTCGCCACCTGCACCAAGCTTATTTTCTACGCTTTCGTAAGGCTGCATCTTGTCAATTAAAGACTTCGTGCTTTCATAGTCCGCTTTCGACAATTTCAAATACAAGTCTCTATCACCAGCAGCAAGTTTTTTTGCTGTGATAGCGCCGTCCACTAGAGATTCATGTTTTGCAGTCTCTGCGGCGGAGTTCAGCTCTACCACCTTGCTTCGAAGCTTTGTAACCTCATCCTGTACACCGGTGAGTTTTGTCGCATCTGCTTTTACAGCAGAAAGCTTTTGTTGTATTTCCGCGTCTGATGCCTTTTCATCAAGGCCCAGCTCCAAGCACAATGCTTTTCTTTCCATTATGGAGAGTTTTACGTTTTTAATGAATGTTTGTAAATAATTGAGTACTTCTGGTTGAGCAGTATCACCGCTACCGGTTAATTGTATTTTCTTACCGGCACTGGTACGTACAGCTAAGGCGTTACGGCAGTTAGGAATGTCAACGATGGAGGCTTCACGTACTCCCCATTTTGTAATGGTTGGTCCGTATTGTCCTGGTAGTTTGAGGTCTTCATCGTCGCTTACTTCAATTGGGTCAATCCAAATAGAAGCCGCGTTGAGATAACCCTTCTCTACTTTGTTTTGCACCACAAGCGCAAAAGGGTCATTGTCATCAAACTCGGGAAATGCAAGTAATGCATTGTCTTTAATAGCTATTTCACACCACTTACCAAGTGGTAAAACAACGTTGTTGGTTAAAGCCTGGTATCCATCGTCTACGCGTTTGTGTTGTAAAAGAAGTACTGGGTTTCGTTCAAACTGGTCACCTACATAACCGCTCATCAATACACGAAAGCCATAATCGACTACGCTTTCATCTATCAGTATAATTGGTGTTGTGAGTTTTGCCATTTGATTGTTTACCGTCTTAAAGCATCAAAATTGCCCTTACAAACACCGCTTTCAAAATCACGAATACATGCCGCGTCAGTAAGTGTCCTGTCATAGTTCACTTACTTACCTGTCATAGATTTTCGCTTTGCAGAACGCTTATATATAGGTGCATTTTTGCTGTAAATGGGTAAGCAAAACGAGATAAGAAGCAAGGCAAAAAGCCTTTATCTGACGGGTCAATATGACCAAAAGGAGATTGCAGAACTTGTTGGTGCTTCTGAAAAAAGTATCGGTAAATGGAAGGGTGAAGAGGAATGGGATAGCATGAAAACGTCATTGCTAACAACCAGGGAAAACCAGCTAAGAAACCTTTACAAAATACTGGAAAACCTGAATGAAAGCACACTCGATGACATAGACAGTGGTATTAAAGTCAATCCCAAAGATGCCGATGCCGTTATAAAATATACTGCTGCCATTCGTTCTCTTGAATTAGAAACTTCTATTGCTGACAAAGTAGAGGTTGGAACCGCCTTTATAAACATGATTCGTAAAGAAGATGTTGACTTTGCAAAATCGGTAGCTAAGTGGTTTGATATCTTTTTAAAAACTAGTATTAAGTAACCAATGAAGCTTAAAGATAAACAGGCGTTAAGCTATTGGGACCAGTACCGGAGCCAGGTGATGCAATCAACTTTTGTTGATGTAAATGAAAGCTCTATTGACCAAAGAAAGCGGATGGACAAGCTGGAAGCGAATCCGGAAGACTGGTTTAAATATTACTTTCCAAAGTTTGCGTATGCAGAGCCAGCCGCATTTCATAAAGCTGCTACCAAAAGGGTTTTATCAAATCCCCGTTGGTATGAAGTGAGGGCTTGGAGTAGGGAGCTGGCCAAGAGCACCCGTACCATGATGGAGGTTTTGTACATGACCATGACCGGTAAGCGGTTCAATGTTTTATTAATTAGTAACAGTGGCGACAATGCTGAGCGTCTGCTTAAGCCTTATAAAATCAACCTTGAGGCGAACCAGCGATTGATTAACGACTATGGCAAGCAGCAAAGCATTAACGACTGGAGCAGTACGGAGTTTGTAACTAAAGCAGGTGTCGCTTTTAGGGCAATAGGTGCAGGACAAAGTCCGAGAGGTAGCAGAGCCGAGGAAAAACGGATCGATACGATTTTAGTAGATGACTTTGACACGGATGAGGAATGTCGTAACCCTAAAATAGTAAAGCAGAAATGGGAATGGCTGGAGCAGGCTGTAATGCCTACCGTTAGTATTAGTGGAGAGTACACTTTCATTTTTTGTGGTAACATCATAGCAAAGTATTGCTGTATTACGGAAGCTGCTAAAAAAGCGAAGAAGGTTGATATAATCAACATCAGGGACGCGAACGGTAAGTCATCATGGCCGCAAAAAAACAGTGAGCAGGATATAGAAGATATTCTTTCGTTGATAAGCTATATAAGCCAGCAAAAGGAGTACTTCAATAACCCTATTACCAAAGGGACTGTTTTCGAGGAAATGCATTATAAGAGGTTACCTGCTGTTACTGCTTATAAGTTTCTCGTTTGTTACATTGACTTAAGTTATAAAAGCACTGCTAAGAATGACTACAAAGCAGCGGTATTAATGGGCAAATGGAAAGAAGAATACCATGTACTTAAATGCTTTATAAAACAAGGTACTACGCGAGCCCTGGCTGCAGGCTTAATTGATATAAAGAACTATGTAGCAGGTAGAACCGCAATCTACTGGTATGCAGAGGAAAATTTTATCCAGGACATTATTTTAAAAGAGCTGCATGGCGATATATCAGACTTAAAAGAGACAATCTCCATAAGTGGCGATAACAGAAAGAAGCCGGAAAAATTTCACAGGATAGAAAGCACGCTTGAGCCATTAAACGCAAAAGGTAAGCTCTGGCTCAACGAAGCAGAGCAAGACAATCCATCGATGCAAACCTTAGATGAGCAGTTCACGGCTTTGGAACCAGGTAGCAAAACACATGACGACGGACCGGATGCCTGCGAAGGTGCAAAACACATTGTAGATACCAAGAATTACAGTGAGGTAGGTATGCACCTGGGTGCAAGACAATCAAATTCAAAACGCTTTTAATTATATGTTCAAAAAACTCATCAAACGGATTCGCAAAGCAATGGCTCCAAAAGGCTTTTTTTGCCGAAG